GATGGCATACTACTAAAATCTGGCGGAAGTTTTACTGTAAGTTCTGCAGGTATCGGAGTTTTTTCATCAAAAGAAACTTTCATGCTCATTCCTGTTGAAGTTGACTTCAACCCAGATTCATTTATAGCATTTAATATCGGTAAGAAAGATTTAGTTGAGGCTGCGTTTACAACAAATTCACCATTCGAAAGTTTGGCATCTATGGAATCGCTTGTTGATGTACCGGGACCTGTCACCAATCCTCCACTTGCTCTTCTCAATGGTCTTCTTCCCGTAGGTTCACCAAACATGTCAAAACCCGTACTTGTGAGAATTGATTTCATCATATCACCCATATCTCCTTGTTGTCTTTGTCTTTCAATCTCATAATTCTTGAAAGCATCTGGAAGTCTTTGAGTTAAATTCATTAACTCCTTAAATAATAGGTCCTCTTGCTTTTTTCGGTCCGCATCGGGTAACTTTTGAGCCTCTTTGAGTTTTTCTCTAATTTCTTCCGCATCTCTAAAATAACCTGATTTTCTCACTGCTTTAGCAAAACCCTCAGCAGATTTTCTTGTCATGTTCAAAGCATCTTCCATATTTCTCAAGAAACCTGGTTGTGTATAAATTGAAGTTTTGACTAATTCTTTAATGAATTTAATTTCCGCATATGTTTTTTCAGCGGTGTTTAATTGGCTTTCTTGTATCTGTTGTACAGTCTTTGGTGCCTTTTCTTGTTGTTCTATAATTCTTTTGAAATCTTGTTCTTGTAAATCAACTAATTTTCTTTGATACTCATTACCCCTTTCGTCTTTTATAGAAACCTCATATTCACCTTCTTTTCCCATACTTGCAACGTTAGCAATCATTTTTTTGTCTTCTTCACTAACATTGAAAGATAATCCTGTGGTAGAAATCCTTTTCAATTTATCATCCATCTCCGCAGCAGCCAATGCAGTTCTTTTCAAGTTCTCAGCACTCAAGTCGGTTTCTGCTGCCAAAGCATTCATTGTTAGAATTCCTTGTGGACTGACTCTGAAACTTTTAGTCTTTTCATCAAAATAGGTGAAAGACTTAGCCATATTGATTATACTATCCTGTAATCCTGATGGGTCATTTATAGATTGGTTCATCAGTTGGAACGGGTCTGTCAAATTTCCTACTGAAACACCTAATCTTTGAAAAGCTGATGCCATTCTTACTGCATCTTCAGGGTTGAGAACTTTGTCGGCTAAAGTGAAAACTTCTTTCATATCAAACCTCAATCTCGATGCTTGTGCAGCCATTTTAGTAAACCCTAAAACTCCCTCACTGAAATTAAATCTTGCCAATTTATCTGTGTTATTCAATACATCTGAGACGACAACTTTAGCGTTGAGTCCTATTCTTTGAACATAAACAATAGATTCTTCTAGTTTTTTGGCAATATTTTCATAAGAATACCCTGCCTCGGTAAATTCATCGACAATTTTCGATGTTACTGTACCCAAAATTTTACTTGTTGCATATAGTTCCTCAACTTGCTCTTTTTGTGCAACTAAATTTCTTCGAGTTCCCGCAGCTATTCCTTGTATTGCTCCTCCAACTGCTTCAATACTTCCTCCTAATTTTACGATACCTGGAGTCGCTTCAGAAACAGACCTAGCCATTTCTTGTATTCTCATTCTTGAAGCAACAAAGCTCGTATTCAGAGCCTCGGCAACTTCAGCTACGTTTGTGAGTTCTGTAGTTATTGTGGATGCAAAACCTCCTGGAGTTCTTAGTGCCTCTACATCGGTTCTAATTTTTTTAAGAACCTCAGAATATCTATTAGCAATTTGTAAATCTTCTGAGGTTATCGGCGCTTTCTCCGCCCCACTTTGCTGGAAAAACATATTTTAGTTTTATTATAAATAGAGTAATTGTGATTTTACTCCTTTTGATGAGTCTCAATCCATTTATCTAAAAGATATTTTCTTACGAAAATGGGCATAATCATAAAATCAGAATAACTTATATGAAGCAACGTAGATAAGTAATATAATTCGTCTAATTGTCCTTTTCTATACTCAGAAGAAAGGGCGAAAAAATTCAACCCCAAAACCAACGTTTACTGTTAGTCTTTCTCCTGATGGGGCTATAATTTGTTTGGTTAAATCCAATCTTGGTTCAGCATCTTGTAAGAACTTCCTAATATATTTTGAGTCCGCGATTGGCATTGACTCTACGAATTTAGCTATTTCAGCTTTATCAGAATTTCCATTTATCTCCAAAATTTGGTTTTGTAAAGTAAGAGTGATTTTAGGTGCTGGTCTTGTTGGGGGGTAACTATCGAAAATATTTTGGAGATTTGTTTGTTCTCCATAATTCATCAATTTTAGTTTCGCCTGTGCTTTGGAAACAGGTAGAGTTGTAGTAAAACTACCGTCTTCATTTGGTTCGTGAAGTGGTTTTTTTATATTCAACTCTTCCAACGAAATATTAGCTTCGAATTGTTTTTTTGTTTGTGGGTCAACCAAATTCATCATTATGTTAGGTCCAAATGATGTGTTCCTCAAAAAAATAAGAATTGCTTCAACATCCCCTTCCAATAAATCATCTATTTTAATATCAGGTTCGTAAATTTTATTTCTCAATAAAGTTCCAGTAATATCGCTTGTATTACTCATCAAAATGTTTTCATCCGACGCTGTCAAATACCCAACTTTAACTGATTTTTTTTTGTTTTTATAAAACTTACCTCCTGATGGAAGTATTACAACATCGTGAGGTAATGAAAAATTTTGTTGTCCATAGTCTCTACTTTGGTCTTGCATAAAAAAAATTTAACCGTGAAGTTTATGTCTCCACGGTTAAATATACAAGTTTTATTTTTAATTTAAATACTATTAGTAAACCAACACACAACGGTCTGGACGCAATCCACATGTGATATCAGCTAAAGCATCATTGCTATACGCTAATGAACCAAAGTTAGCACTTGTCAGGAAGGTTCCGTATAAAATCCATTTTTCTACGACTACTCCTGTTGGGTCCAACATCTCGAGGTCAACATCTTTTTTGTAACCCGCAGCATAACCCATACGACCTGTTACTGATTCAGCGTGTAAACGAACCCACTCCATCAATGCTTGAGCCGCAGACGGACCAATCGGGTCTCTGAATTTTACCTGAATTTCATCCCAATTAAATCTACCTGCAACAAATGTTGAAGTATTCAAGAATTGAATTTCGGTTGAATTTATTTTAATTGAGGGTCTTGAAGCAGATTCAACAAACCATTCATTGATACCCATGCTAGAAGGAAACCTTAAAATGAATCGATTCTGCCGTTTCGGTTCGTAGGGTAAGGGCATCTTCATCAGTAAATCAGCCATATTATAAAAATTTTAATTTCTGTGTTTATATGTTATAAATATAGTATTAGTGAAAATTTTTTCTATTTACTTTTATTTTAAAAAACTCATCTTTATTTTACTTCTTTTTTGATTCCTCCAGCTGTTGAATAAGTCTTTACTAGTTCTGGTTTATCTTTAAAAGCTTTCTTCATTACTTCTATATTCTTTAAATCGTCATCTGAAAAGCCAATTGTAGGTACTGCTGGAATAAACTTATTTACAATATCCATTTTAAGAAAACTTCTTTTATTTAGTAAAGCAGCCATCCCTTTTATATAGTCTACAAATTCTTGCATCGCAATTACCTTTCCGTGTTCGGGGTTTGTGGCACCTATATCATCACCAAAAGAAACGGGGTGGTACTTATTTAACTCCAAATATGTTTTTATAAGTTCTTCATCAGTCATATCCTGTTCTCCTGCGAAGGTTCTATATTTTTTTAAGTTTTTAATTACTTGGTTTTTGTCTATTCCTTTGAAATCGGAAACTATATAATTGTAAACTGCTTGTTTAAGAGTTCTCGGGTTGTGTCCTCGAGCAGTTATTATCGCAAAAATCGAACCATTGTTTACCGCTTCTACAAAATCCTTCCATGCTGGACCAGGTTTAGCTTTCATAGCATCAATCAAAAATTGTTTGTCACCATCCACTCTAAAATCCTTGAAGGCGTTTGGAGCAAAATCAACGATTGTACTCCCTTTGTATTTTAAAGGTCCTTTACCTATTTTACTTCTATATTCAGCAAAATCTTCAGTACTCATTCCAACCTCATTACCATCATCATCTAACAAATAGATTTCTGTTGGCATATGGACAATGTTGTCATCCCAATCGAATGCGTAATACTTTAAATCTGGTGTCCCCTCGGGTTTTATTCCCTCTCGTAATATTTTTTTCATTAGGTAATAAAAAAGTGGGGGGTTTTGGACCCCCCGTTTTTATTATATATTTTCAAACGAAGCACCTGTTGGTGTGATAAAGAACTCAATATCTATGAACTCCAAAGCCTTCGTTGGTTTAAGGTAAATTTTACCTGTGAGAGTGTTTCTGTCCAAGTCTTCAGGTGAAGAAGAAACAGTAACACGGAAGTCATATAAACCTCTATCTCTTCTGATTGAGTCAAGTATAGGGTTTACACTATCCAAGAATTGTTGTCTTACGATTTGGTCGTTTTGTTCAAATAACAATCTCACTGCTACAGCTGAAATCAACTTACGAGCTTGTAACAACAATCTTCTTACATTCAATCTGTTCAAAGCTGTGTCAGCAACTTGGAGGGTTTTATTACCCCAAATTACAGTTCCTACGTCAGCGAATGTCGCAATTGGGTTGATTCTACCTTGATAAAGTGTATCTCTATCTTGTTGAGTAAGTTTTACTCTCGCCTTGATTGAGTTTACTAAACCTCTTGTGTAACCAGCCGATGCAAACCATGGGAAAGAAATGTTATCTGTAAGAGCTAAGTTTCTACATACTTCACCTGTTGGTGGGATATAGATTTGTGTATTATTCACAGTATCTCTTACTAAAATCCATGGATAATAAGTTGCGGTGTAGTTAGAATCAATACCTGTATTATCAAGATTGTCTACCGCTGTTTGTGGGTAAATGATTTGATTTTGGTCTGTTGAATCTGGTAGTAACATGTTATAGTCAGGGGTAGTGACAATGTAAATTGAGTCAGCTCTTTGGAACTGAATCATATCTATTGCTGCTTCTACAAGAGTTTGGTTATAAACGTAATCGATACTTGCAGTTGCAAAAACATTTATATTTGTAGATTCTGGATTTGCAAAAGTAAGAATACCAAGAAGATATGCGTAATAGTCTGTATTTGCAAATGACTGACTGTCAGCATCAACGGTGATATTTTTGAAAGTACCGAAACCAGTTGCTGTTGGATATCTTGCCGAAGTACAAGCTCCTGCCAAGTAACCAGTACCACCTAAAGCGAATCTATCTTCATTAGTCCTTCTTTCTTCATAGATGTCCCAACCGTCAAAACCACCCGCCATACAAAGTGTGAACTTTCTAGAGTAAATAAAATAATATGGATTATCCTGACTACTTGGATTAGAAGTGAAATCAGCAACACCACATTCGAATGCTGTTTGACCACTTGTTGTGAACTCATTACCAATAGTCACCACCGTAGCACCTGAGTCCAAGTGGAAACCTTTAGTTAAACCGTTCCAAGGTGCCGATTCAGTTGCGGTACAAAAACCAACAACAGGATTCTTTTGACCTAAGTATTGCAAGAACGCATCCTCAATAGTAAATAAGTAAGAGGATGACATACCGAGATAAGTTCTACGAACAACGTCACCAGGAGAAGTAACCGTATTTGCACCACCTGCAGCAGAACCAAAAGGTGGGTCAAGAACTACCTCTTGAGGGAAATTGTATTTTGTCTTATAGAAAATCATTGGTGCTT